TCGCACCCCACCCAGGCCCAATCCAGCAAAGCTGGTTTTGGATGGAGCAACACGCACTCGAACAAACGAAACACCCCCGACAAGGTTGTAGCTAACAACGTAATGCCCGGTTACGACATGCACCTTCGTTAAACCCCCAGTGCAGAGGGGCAGCACAAATTCTCAATTAACCTACACGTTGTGCCGCTGTGTAGGGATTACAAGATTGATGGCATGGCTCTTGACACCATTGGGATTTCACGTACACCACCCATTCCATTGGAACCGTCACATTGTCAGATGGAAAAACCCATCAAACCCGCCCTTTCAACTAATAACACAAACGTTGAAGGAACTGCCATCGCGAAACCGTTACCACAAAGCTGGGTTCGAACCAGGATCTCGGGAGTGCTTTTGGCTTTTCGGTCCCTTTGGTTTCAAGCTGCCTGAGAACAGGCCTGCCGCCCCCCAGGGCCCACCGCGGTTGCCCGCAGCCAGATTCAGTGGACTTACGCTCTCGCAGCCACGAGTCTGAGCAGATTCACCAAAGGTTTCCTACTTCCTCCTACTTGCAAACGCCCTTCACGGTGGTGGGCACGGTTACCTAGTACCGCAAACACTGGGAGCCGACTAGTACTCTGAGGCCGACCCGAGCATGACACCGGGACTACCACGGTCGTCGCACAAACGGGACAACCTGCGCTGCATTAGCAACCTCAGAGATTTTTACTGCCGCAAGACCTTTGTGGCGTATAGGAATCCACATGACCACCCTAGGTGTGACATGTAGTCTTTATAACTGATTAAGTTTCCCGCTTCAGTTTCCTAGCCATTAACCAAACAGGGTGCCCCCGCCCAAAGCCCCGTTAACCAGGAACGCTAACGCTAGACACAACAACTGGCGTTCGTTTACGAGCCGTAGCCTGTCCTCCCCTAAACGATGATGGGTATCAGTGCCACCTATCGAATGGTTTGGGCTCAGCCGGGCATCCGGAACTGTGGTGTTTTCCTCTAATACAACCATGTAGTTGGCAGGATCACCTTTCTCCAGTTATTCCAGAGCTGACAACAAAACGGCCCCAATGAACGCAGGGCCCTACGATTACTCCCGTACACCAAGGAACTTGTCGACCAGGCCGGGTCGGGAATCAAGAAACAGCCCCTGCCAAGGAGACTCCTCTGGTCGCCAGCTTTGAATATTGAGTAGAAAGCTGCAGAGGTCCCTCTCCAAGTCGGTTTGGCGATCAGGCGCTACCCCGAAAGCCCGGCTGAAACTATCCCGGCACACACTCGTTGGCTCCTTGAACTTGGCCTTCCCACGGGCAGATACATCAACCCCGAGCACCTCGTAGTCCCTGTAGAAGCGGTCATCTACAGCTTTTGCACCAAGCGTAAGTGTCAGTAAGTGGTTGGCAAAGGTTTGAATGATAGGTACCCCCACGTTCAAGGCCAACTCGCACTGTGCCACACCCCTAAGGTATGGGCGCACAAAAGCGGGCTGGTTCAAGTGAGCGTGATTGGAGGTCATTTGGCTGATGACCTTGGTCCAATCTCTCACCATCTTCCACTCACCGGAGCGGACCTCTACTGGAGCACACTGACCAAATCGCACCTGCTCTATCACTGACGTGGGACGTTCCAAGACCATCTCATGGCCGGAAAAACCGAGGGCGAGGGAAGCGAAACAACCGACTACCCGCTCAGAATCACACTGGGACAGAAAGACTAAAGCATTGTCGCCATCGACCAGCACGTCGAATTTAACCTTGAGGTGCTTAAGCACCGCGACAACCACCGCTAGCATGATAAGTGTGTTACCCATGCCAGTGTTAAAGTCTCCACTTGCCCTACCACCCGAGCGCGAGAATCGCAAACCCCCGTTCGTCGACCCCTCGTTAACGAGTTGCATAGAGAGCAGGAAAGCCAACAAATCATCCCCGCCAAAGGCTGATTTATAAACACCATGCTCCTCCAGCAACTGCCAAACGTCCACGTGAGCCTCAAAAGCAGACCCATCCACTTCAAACACTACACAGGATGCAAAGGACCTCATTTTACGGACGATGAGGTTTGCTCGTTGCACCATGTTCAGGCCTTTCGCCACAACCCTAGTATTAGAGCCGCCGTATAACCTTCGAGCTGTGAGGTAACCCCACAACCAATGCTCAAAAGGCTTCAGCCGAGAAGCCAGGGCCAGATTGTACCTAGGATCTCTAGGGAATATCATCCTAGGTTTGCCATACTTTCCGTACCCAAACTTATCAGCCTTCAGAAAGGCGCGCAGCAACGCATCGCGATTGGTAACGCTCTCATCTTGCAATGACCTTTCTGCCTCGACGTACTTGCGACGCATAGCACCTGAGTAAGATTGCGCCGTTTCTAGGAAGCTCCATCTTTCACCGCCCCATTGTCGCGCGAGATAGCGTAACTTGCGAAACACTTTCAAAACAGGCGTTCGCGACTCTGGATCGGAGATGGGTGTGGGAGCTAGAGATCGCTTCAAAAGGGCAGTGATCTCGTTGCAGCTACAGTTTGCATGCACTGAGGGTGCCCAACAACCCTCGATATCAGCGAAGCATGCAGTGTACATCCGACGCCTAGTCCTATCAAAGCAGCCAAGTTCACGTTTCTGTTCGAG